GAATCAGGAAGAAACGATTGTCCATAGGAGTATCGTTGTCATCCAAACGCTGAATGGTGCGGCGGATAGCGGCATCAGTCAATGCAGACGCATTACCAGTGTTGGTGTTTGCGGTGTAGTCAAAGGTAGTTGTACCATCACCACCGATGAAAGCAGAGCCGTAACGAGCGCCAGTAGAGCCGCCATTAGCTGTACGACCCAACTGAACCAAGTCAGTATCAACTTGACGAGATAAGGCGTAACCAGCATCAGAAGTGTAGAACTGACGCATAGAGTTCAAAGCCTGTGCTTCAACAATATCCTCAATCAAGCGGCTATATTCATAGTGCTTGTTGATAGATACAGTGACTTCAGACTCAGTAGCGGCAATCAAAGTGACTGCTGTCTCTGCGGCTTTAGCAGAAGCAGAACCACGGGTAGGTGCAGGAATGTGAACAGTGTCACCTTTCTTGCCCTTGAAGTTCATCTTCATAACCAAGTTAGCTAAAACGAGGTTTTTCTTATAAGCCGCAACAATTTCGTCTGACCAAATATCAGGAATGAATTTGTCAGCGGTTGTTACTGTCACCGAATTGGTGGGGGAAAATGATGTTGCCATTTGTGTACTCCAATAAAATCAAAAGTTAAGTTATTTGACCCTACCCTCTGCATATGCTTGCATGATCTCATCACTCAAGGCATCGTAGCGGTTTGGGTCAGTCATCTTCAGCCGAATAAGGTCTGCCCTGCGATAGACTCTCTTTCCAGACTCTCCACTGCCACCCACATCAACTGTTGCCGCCTTAAGGTTTGACTTGCGCTGAGTTTCCCCTGCATCATTAGTCTGTTTTGCCTTAACGCCCTTCAACTGCTTGTAGGTACTCAGCAATTCGTTGGCACTGTCATAGTCAAATTCACCATCAGCTTTAGCGTACAAACCAATGCGAATAGGTGAAGATTTCACCCAATTTGCAAAGTCTGGGTCTTGAACAATCTGACCAAAATCAGGGTGTTCTGCCGCTAACTTTTGCTGAATCTGCATCTTTTTGAACTCTTGACCAGCTTGTCTAGCCGCAAGTACATCAGGATGGTTATCAACAGTCTTACGAACCGCCGCCTGTGGATTCTCAAAGAAATCTACTTCAGGTTCTTCCTCTTTAATAGGTTGAGGTTTGCCAGCAAGGTTTTGCTTAATGAGTTCGTCTGCTAATTTGCGTACTTCACCAACTTCTTGAGCCTGTTTACCAATCAACTTCTCAGCCTCTTGGTGCATTTTGATAATGTCTGACAACTCTTTGCCCCGATACTTATCGGGAATGTCATTACTCATCGGCTCAACACTGGTTTCAAGTTTCTGCTTTTCAACAGTCTCTAACTCACCTAACATCTCATCTGGGTTATCTATCAACATATTTTTCCTTTTTCCTGCCACTTTTGGGTTCTAGGATGACACAACGGCATAAATGCTTATGTTGTGGTTTTACGCTCTTGCACCAACTTATCACGATGTTTCTTGTCAAATTTCATCCATGAAGATGGAAAATGACCCGACCAACCTTCCAAGTTAATGCTTGGAGCAGAGATTGTGCGCTTGGCTGAACCACCGCACTCACACTGAGTTTCCTGCGCCTCATAATCGCAGTACCTCTCAATTCTGTGTCCACTTTCGCAGACAAATTCATACATTCTTTTCATTCAATTCCTCGTAGGCTCTTTCGCTGACCTCTTTCAAGGTTTTCAGCCAAGTCAAAATGGAAAGTTCACCTTTTTTGAACATCAAGGTCTTTTCATCAGGAATAACGCTTAGATTATTGAGCGACTCTATCATAATGTCAATATCCATGCACAATTCCTTCCAACCTTCCATCCCCATCATTTCAAAGCGGGATTCGTAATACTTTTGTAGTTCTGGGGTCATGCTAACTGTTCCTCAGTTGGGCGTGGTAATGTTGGATGCTCCCATTTTGCAATGTAATCGCCTTTTCCGTCAGAATCATTTTGCAAGCGGATACCGCCATTCATAAAATCATACCCATTAAGCTCTGGATATAAAGAAATTATTTTCTCGTAGAGTGTCATCATGCGCTCCTTGCTAAAAAGCCTTGGAAATATGTTTGATAATTAGTAGCCGACAAAGTTGATCCAGTAGCTATATACACATAAAGCTCAACATAATCAGTTGAGCCGTTAAAATAAATTAACGCTGATACCACTCCTTGAGTTGGACTGGCTCCTGAATAACTTATTTGACTGCCACGTTTAAATTCAGCCCCATTTTTGTAAATAGTTGTAACATGATTTGTTCCAGCAGAAGCATCTGATACAGCGCCACTTATTTGATAGTAACCAGCTACAGTTGGTGTAAATCTAAAATTTGTTGCGTTATCAAAGTTACTATTTGTGTCAAATTCTTCTGTTTGTAGTTGCACCTTGGTTAATGTTAACGAACTTATTGTCTGTACGGAGCTTTGATAAGCACTAAACGCAGGGCCAGTACCAGCTACACCTGTAGCCAATTCAGCTTGCGTGATGATTGCATCAGGCAGACCACCAGCATTAATGCCAGTAATTGTTCCTGTTCCATTAATCGTTATGGTCATTGTGTTTCCTCATCTGCGGGAAGTGGTGTGTTACCCTCTGCAAGCCATGCAAGGTAGGCTTGCGATGTTTCTACGTTATGCCATTCGCCTGTTCCAATCTTATTGGCATAAGTTCCTGCTGTATTTAATTTATATGTGTCCATTTTTATAATTCCGAATTTGCTGACCAATTAAGACCTGCTCTTGCGCCAGTTATTGTAGTTGTGGAGTAGGCTATACCTGTTGAATCAGATGTCACTAAACTAGGAGTACCACCATTAGAGAAATTAGCATTTGCCGCTACTGTGTTGTATGTCGTAACAGTTGTAGGCGCGGCGCGTTTTGGAACAATAAATGGTTTAAAGCCAATAAGTGAAGAGCCATCACTATCACCAGCAACTAAAAATGCAGAAAATGCTCCTGCATTTTGAGCAGGCGCTGTACCAATAGGGAAAGAAGATTCATAATACCGCTGACACAAAGCCAACTCAGTACCATAAGGTCTGTAATCAAAGCTAGTGGCTATTGAAGATTCCTCCAACATAATATTACCGACCACCCATGTGCCTGAAGTCTGTGCGCCAACAGTTAAGACAACTTCTATTCCTGTTGTAGCGGCGGCAGGAATACTAATTTGGGCGCTGTAGCGTGTCAAAGTTGATGAAACAGTAAATGTGCCTGTTGCAATCTGTGTGCGTGTAGGACTTGCTAATGTGCCAAACGTGTTAGCGGTGTTGGCATAGTATGCAGTCCATGTCACTGTGGTTAGCAAGCTGTTTGAAATATCAACTGACAAGGTAGCAGTAGAACCAGCCATGTCATAGCTGTTTAGTGCCTCAATACGCTGACCAATGCCAACCGCAGTAACAGATGCCGCACCAGTAATTTGCAATCTATTCCTAGTTGCACCTGTACCAGCCACCTGTGCCGCAGTGACGTTTGCACCTGTGCAATACACATAGAAGCGGTCAACAGTTGAATATCCAGCCGCAATTGTTGAACCCGCTATGATGGTTGCAGATGTTGCTCTTTGTGCAATTTGCATCTGACCATTGATGATGCGGTTTTTAAAGCCAAACGTAGAGGCAGAATCAAACTGCCCCGCAAGTGTGATGCCTGTTGTTCCTGAGATTGCTAGTGTCATGCTGTCACCTTGGGATATTTAGCCTTAATCGCCAAGCAATCAGCAATGTACTTGTCAATCTGCGTTTGATCACCTTTGACTACACCATCAAGGTAGTCTGTGATTGGCGGGTACTCAGCAACACGTTTGGCTTTGTATGCGTTTGGGTCAACCCAAACATTGACTGCATCTAAGTCAATTTCAACTTTGCTACCTTGAGCATCTCTTGCGCCATCAGTGTCATCAACTGTGACAACATTTGGATAGAGTGCGTAAATTGCATCGTGGTTCATGCGGCAATCTCCATTACTGTAATAGTTGACGCAGGTCTAGTTCCCCACACGTTATCTGTGTCTGCATCAGATGGGCTTCGATTAATGTAACCCGTGCCTGTTTGAACAATTAACTGTAGCTTGTATGTTGTTGCTGATACTGTAGCTGGTGAATCCAAAAAAGAAAAGGTGTATCCACCAAAAGCAACGTTGCCATCGGTACTGCCATTGAAATCCCGAAAACTTGTAGGCTGTCGAGTGCCAGCAGCAGTTCCTACGCCTATTGCTGTTGAGCCACGAACGAGCCTATAAGCCTGCGCCCCACCAGCACTCATAGAAGCGCCACCAACACTCACAACAACATATATTTTGCTTGTCGCACTTGTCGGCGTAATTGAAACACTTAATCCAGTGATGTCAGTAAAAGTGATGGTCGCCGCCAAACTAAAAGTATCCGTCTTTGCGGTACTCACTACTTGCAACACAGACCCCGTAGGCAATGCCGCCTTTGGAATCACTTGTCCTGTGCTTGATGTTGTAATCAATGTGCCTGTGTTTGTAGGCAACGTCAGCGTGAAGTCGCTGTTTGTGTTTGGTGCGGCAATGGTCAGCGTTCCTGTTCCGCTTGCATTACCTGATATGGCTACTTGTGACATTTCTTTCCTTAAACAACAGTCCAAACAGAACCAGTTGCAATCGTTACAGTTACGCCAGAATTGACAGATACAGTTCCTGCACTCATTCCATTATTGCCAGCCGCAATAGTGTAGTCAGCAGAAACAGTCTGTGAGTTAACAACAATACCATTGGATGCCACAAGAACAGTTGATTGCAACTCACCAGTGCTAGGTTTATAAAGCAACTTAGCATCGCCAGTATAAATCGTAGTTGGTACTCCTGATGTTGCATTTGCAAACAGTGGGTAAAGATTGGTTGATGTGCTTGTATCGTTACTAATACTTGCACCCGCTGTTCCATTAGAAGCCGCAGTAATCAAACCTTTTGCATTGACTGTGATATTTGCCGCTGTGAACGAACCAACATTACTATTGACTGTTGCTAATGTGCCAGCCGCAGTTACATTTGCAGAACCATCAAAACTAGGGCTTGTATAAGTTAAGTCTCCAGTAATTGCAATAGTTCTACCTGTTGTCAGTGTTGCGGCAGAACCAGTAGTATTCTGGTTCAGTGTAGGAATGTCAGCGGCAACAACAGCCCTGAATGTAGGTGCGCCAGCAGAGCCATTAGGTGCGGCTAAAACAAAGTTTGCAGTCTTAGACGCATAAGGATTCTGAGTGTCGCCATAGCCAGTTGCTAAAGATATAGCAGGAGTAGCACCACCACTAGACGCAACAGGAGAAGTCCCTGTTACAGAAGTAACTGTTCCTTGGAACTGGTCAGCAGAGGAAATAGTGAAGTTAGGATAAGTACCCGTGATTGTTGTTGTGCCGCCTTGGGTCAAAGCAACAGTCTGGTCAGGTGCGGTGTTAGTGATAGTCAAAGTGCCAGAGCTTGTGATTGGACTACCGCTAATGCTGATGCCTGTACCAGCCGTAGCCGAAACAGAAGTAACAGTGCCAACCGATACCGCACCAGTTTGTCCGTTAACTGATGTAACCAAATTGCTTTGGTCAATCTTCTGCCAAACCGAACCATTAAACATCAACCAATCGCCAATCTGCCAATCAGTGATGCCGTTTAAGTTGGTAGAACCAGCCGTATCAACAATGTAATAGTAGCCATTTACTCCGACACTACTTGTTAATGTCGGTGTATTTGTATTTGCATTCCAAGTACCCTGATAACTCAATCCACCAGCTACAGAAGCCCATGAAACACTTGTTCCATTAGTGGTTAAGAACTTACCTGAGTTACCTGTTTGGCTAGGAATTAAAGCAGTTATCTGTGCTTGTAAAGAGGCTAGAGTATCAAGTACAGACTGAGAAGTGCCGCCACCATTAGTAATGACTTTGATGCGTTCAGCAAGATCAGGAGCAACAACCTCCCCAACATTAAGTTCAATCCCACTAGACAGAGTAATGATAAGTGAACCATCAAAATCAATACGAGCATTGGAGACAGACACACCATCAACACCATCCACTCCATCACGCCCATCTTGACCACGCTCACCTTTATCGCCTTTTGCGCCATCTCTGCCGTTTCTTCCATCTTTTCCATCACGACCATCCTTCCCGTCAGCGCCATCTCGACCATCTTGAATAGACGCAACACGCTTTTCAATAGCATTGCCCACATCATCAAAGCGGGAACGAATGTCGGACTCAATCTTCTTGAGTGCTTGGACGACAAGATCAACATTCTCACCAATCTTGCGCTTTTGCACTTCTTTGGCTTGAGCAACAGAAGAACGAACAGAATCCAAAACAGCCATCTGCTGTTCAGGAGTCATATTCTTGAGAATTAACTCTTTGGCTAGGTTTTCTACATCCAT